CACGGCAGTTCTCCACTCTTTATATTTAGAACAATTTCTTATTTTTCTAACCAATGGCGTTATACCACCCTTCCAAGCACTACTATTCTTTCCACTTATTTTTTCTACATGTTCTTCTGATAATTTTCTACCTTTCAGCTTTCTACTTATTTTTTTTCGTGTATCCAATAAGATCTTATTTCCTTTTAATGATTTACTTATCTTATCTTTAGTTTCTTGTGACACTTTATGCCCCACTTTAGATATACTTATTTTTGGAAACTTTTTACCCTTTTTACTTTTTCTTATTTTCTCTTTTGTCTCTTCAGAATGTTTTCTACCAACATTTGTTTTATGTCCTTTTTGATAACCAGAATTAGGACTATATTTCATATAATTAGTTATCTTAATTATTAATAATGGGCTTAAGAGGAGAGATAACCTCCTCCCAACTTACGACCGTCGTACCCATTTAGATTGTACTCATTTGATTAACTGTTCTTTGCTCACGCATAGCAGGAGCTTGACCCTGCCCCTGTGGTTGTGGTTGGCCAGATGCTTGTCCTGTAACTGGCAAACCAAACTGATCAGTCTCAGGTGATTGAGACCTTGCCTGTGTTGGGTCTTTACCGAACTTTCTATTTAATTGATCAAATCCATAATCACGATCAAATTTATCAGGATACATCTCATGCATTATACGTTGGTAATTAATTTCAAATATCTGTCGTTGTACCTCAGTCATCTTTATGCTTGATTGTGGAACAATTACAATATCCATATTCATCTCTCTTAATGCCTTAGGTTCAACCATAATGTTCTCCATCCTCTCAAGTGTCTCTTTCTCTTCCTGCTCAACAATCTTATCAACAATTGAAATCTGAACAGCTCCAGTCTCGCCTGTACTCATCTTAGTATCTCTAAGTTGAATACGCTTAAATGCCCCATCTTTCAATGGCATTGAATAGAACTGTATCTGATTAGAAAGTCTCAAAGTATTCTTATCTCTAATACCCTTTTCCATTAGCTTTAAAAACAGTGATACAATCTGCATAGCACCCTGTTGTTCAATCTCAATCTGTGTGGCTGTCTTTTGTTGCTGAGTCGTTCCACCAATAACTTCACTTGCCATGCTTGATTGCTCATTACGCTGTTTCAATAACTGATACAAGGCGACTGATGAACTTGATGGCTCAGGAATAGGCACAACATCCATCTTTGGTCTACCCTGACTCCAATCAGTAGTAATCACATTATTGGGCTGCAAGAAGCCTTTAGTCATAGCTGAAGCAGTTTGACCATCAGTTAATATCGGCCTTGAAACAGATAAGGTGGTCTGATCAAGTATTCTATCAAGTAGTGCGTCAGAGTAATCACAATCAGCTATTAACTTATCAATCATTGAGCGACCATAGAAAAACCCAGTATCAAGTGGTTCAAAGACTGCTCCCCAGAACGGTAATAGTTTATGATTCCATGGAAGTGGAGCAACAGTATCTTTGCCTTTTGGATTAATCCATACCTGATTAGCCAAAATTATATATTCATCTATAAGTTTATTAAAATAAAAGACGACTTCAATCTGATCATCTTTAACATCTACATTACTTTTCCAAAAAGGAGTTGAGTCATCAACTAACATCTCAGCCACTGTCTTTACCAAGTCGGCGTCAGTATATTCACCATACTCAGACTCAAACTGATCCTTACTCATCAATATTCTAAAGTAACAATCGTCCATATCCTGAATACAGCCAGGTCTAACAAAAATATCACCTGGTACAAAGTCCTCTAGTGGAACAAGTCTTGAGCGAACGTCATTCCAAAGTCTATCCTCTTTCTCAGTGTATTCCATCTCCCCTGTCTCTGGATTAATAGAAGTTGTCTCGCGTCTCATAACTGTTCCGTAAGCCCAGTCTTCAAAACCAAGCACTGTTCCCTTCTCTGATGCTTCCATCATTTCAAGAACTATCTGAAAGTCATCCTCATTCTTAATGCCGGCATGCTTTAACATGTAGTTAGCAAGCTTCTCTTTGAAGAACTCAACATTGTTAAGCTCTTGCTTAGTCTGTGCCTTGGCCTCCATACTTTGCATAGCCAACTTAGAAAGTATTCCAATAATTTTCTCATTAGGTGTTGTTGACGCAAGATTTGATTGCCAATTGCGCTTATGCTGTGGTCTTTGTTTATATTGTACAAAACGCTTAACATTATCATCAAGATAATTCTTAAGTGTTCTACCCCGAAAGAGAGGCTGTTCTAAGTCTCTTTCTGATTTCTTTTCAACATAATTGCCCCACACTAAAGCGGCTGTCTCCGCCCGCTCTAATGTTTGAGGGCTTTGAGGATGATCCTCAGGATTTAATTGTTCTTCTATTGTTGGCATATTTTAATATTATTACCACTCCTGGTAGTCCAGAGCTTCTAGTGCTCTTATGTCTTCATAGCCAGACTGATAAGCAGTTGAAGGTGATTTAGCAATTTGTAATTGATAAGCTAAAGCGTCAGCCAAATCATCATAATCACCCATTGGGAATTGAGTAAGTTCATCTATCAAGTCAGTAAACTCACGCTTAATAAATATTGAACCAGTGTTAAACCTCGGTACTAATCCCTCTATTCGCAAGTTCTTATTTAATCCCTGATCCTTTAACTCTTCTACATTAAAGAACTTATTACGTCTTCTCATCTCGTCCTCAAGAGCCGGCTGTAATGTATATTTAAAAGCTTTCTGCTCAATACCAACCTTGATGGGCTGATGAAAGTCTATCAGTCCAAAGATATAATCAATCAAATCTTTTTCATTTCCTCTGAACCTTTCAGCCTTTTGTAAGTACCAGTTGTTCTCTTTATCAACTGAATTCACTATTATACCTGTATAATCAGCTGTCTTAGCAGTAGAATATGCCCGATCAATAGTGATATATGTAGCAGCAAGCTTGTCTTTAAGCACTGAATCCTCAAAGTATCTCATCTGTTCCAGTCTAAAATGCCTGTTCTCATCACTTATTGGATCGTTTTGATACTCTTGATAGAACAAATACAGCTGACCACGACCAGCATACTCATCTTTAATCCGTAATATATCATCATACTCAAGATGTTCTGGCCAAAGAGTCTTGCGCTCTTTCTCGTTTATGATGGCTTTATAAACCTTTTTAACGTACGTCTTATACTTATCTTCATCTAATATTTTATTAAAGCAATGCATCGAAATGGAGTATTGTTCCGATGAATATAATTCGCCCACCCATCACCCAGACAAGGCTCAAGCGCGCCTGAATACCATCTCTCCAACTTCTCTCTTCGCTCTTTACTCTGAACCAGTTCATCATTTTCCAAATCATCAATGATAATTAAGTCCGGACGATACTCACGATACTTCTTACCACGAACTTTCTATACCACGCACCAACGAAGCTTCAATCTTAATTCCACTTAGTAACTATCTCACCCTCCACTCCAATTCTTAGAAGTCATATCACCGTACATGGCCTTAAGCTTATCATTACCTTCAAGCTCTGCCTTTAATGCATCTAGAAAAGCCGTAGCCTGAGTATATGTATCAGAAATTAATAGTACATACTTAGCCTTCTTATGAACCACAACCCATAACAAATATACCAGATCAACAATTGTACTCTTGGCATGTGATCTCGGAGCAGCAATTGCTACTCGGCTATTAGTCTCATCACTAATTAATTTAACAATCTCATCATGGAACTTAGGACTCTTTAATCTTAAGTGATGTGGTAAAAAGAATTTGGCAAACTCTAGAATATCCTTAGTGAATATTGTTCTAACTGCTGACTTTTTTGTCTCCTTGTCTATCTTTTGCATATTTTGATAATAATCCATCTAACTCTTCTTCTTCTAACTCACTCCTAACAACCACCTTACTCTCTATCTCCTGCTTATCTGTCCAACCAAAATTCTTAAGAGCAAATATATCACCACTACGCCCTTTTCTACGCAAATCTAACTCATATTCATTTTGCACTTTATCCTTTGCTCTTTTTATTGTGTCAAAAAATTGTTCACGTTTTTCATAGTTCATTAATGTCTCACGAGAAGTATCTAAAGCCAAACAAAGACCAGTAATAGTCCACTCTGATCTCATAGTATTAGCAAAATATTCATCAATCTTACTTTTCAATGTCTCATTGTCCTTAAATTTTAATGGTCTCCCTGCTGGCATATAATTAAAAACTCCTAACTTATTGGTAGGAGTTCGTAAGAGACAAAGTGTTGGAAAAAGTCTCTTATTGGTTCGAGCTCCAACCAATAAGTCCAACACTTTAAATTTTATTTTATTTTAATTCATCTTTAATATCTTCAAGTAATTGTAAACGTTGTTCAAGATTATTCAAATCCTTCTTTAGTAAAGTAATATAATCAGATATCTTTATCTTCTGACCATTAACAGTTGTATCACCACCAACATCCAACAACATTTCTCTCTCTTGCAATCGTTTTTCAAACTCAGTCTCAAAATATCTATTTAATAATACATCTTTCAAACTACCTAGATACTTTTTTCTCTCCTCTGCGAATTTAGAAATCTTAATCTTTGTCATAATATTTTGTTCAATTGATTTTACTTGTTGTTTAATATTCATAGCCATCTTGAAATGTTCTCCCCTTTTTCTCATTATCTTTAACCTTATAACTCAAAGCATCAGTCATTTCTTTTTGAGCTATTTGCGCTCTTTCCTCTGCCTCATTAGCCATTGCCATCTGCCCTCTACGTCTATACATCTCAGCTTCTTGCCCATAACCCTCAGCATCTTTCATCTTTTTATTAAAGAAAGCATCAGCCTCATCCCTATTTTGTCGATCTACTTTGTCGTATTTGACCATACATTTGCCTTTGATTACTTATCATACTACTCAACACATCACCCATCTTCATATTCTTACCCACATATTTTATAGTCGTAGTATTACCTAGACTTATTATATTTAGGAACTTTTACCTCAACCATCTGAGTCTTCAATATCACCATCAACTGAGTGATCAAAATTAAAATCAACAGTATAGTATTCAAATTCTTCTTAGCCATCCTCAAATACTTATTAACTTTTTTTCTCATACTATGCTTTTATATAATAAATGTACTCCTTTTTACAAAAAGAACATTTGTCTTTTTTCAACTCCTTACCGCATTGAGGACAATGCGTGTGCTCCATTACATCCCTCATAGTATCAAGCTCAACCTTGGCTGGTGAATACTTTTTTTCACTATCTTTTTTTCTTCCCATATTTTTTTCTTCTCCANTCNCTAAAAGCAACAGCTAAGCGTTGTTTTTTAGATGGAAAACTTTTTTTTGCTTTAGCAGATGACATAAAACGGCTGACATAATCAGCTCTTTTCTCTTTTTTCTTTGGAACTGGACTCATATTTTGTCTTTATTTTAATATATTCTATAAAATCTCTTAATTCTTGTTCCTCATAATGAGAACAAATAGTGATAGTTTCCCCTTCAAACAGAGTAGTCCCATCAATATGACAAATAAGTATCATAGCCAAAAAATTAACCGCGGACTATCCCTTTAATGGCTTAGGAGACTAAAGAGTCTCCCCTAAGGGCGGGATAGATTTCTTTACTTGCAAGGATGATGAGGAATTACATCTGTAACAGAGGGGGCGTTACAAACTATGATTGAACCCTCATCGTCCCTATAAACAAAAAAAAGACAATATTAAAATATTGCCCATCCGCTTTTTGATTTGTAAAGTCGTGTTTTCATACTCCTTTATTATTTCCTACTCTACCACAAAAGAGCGAATTTCTCAACTC